TCATTGGTCGGCACGCAGAAGCTGGGCTACAACCCGGTGTTCTGCAACTGGGATGCGTGGGCTGGTCACTGGAAGCCGAAGTGCGTTGGCAAGCCGGTCTTCATTGAGGCCAAGGGCGTGTCTGACAAGATGAAATCTTGCTGGTCGGCGGGCGTAGATAACAGCGTGAAGTTGATCGACTTCCGCTCTCCCATCGCAGACAAGATCCAGCCGGCCTTCGACGGAATGGGGGTGGATCTGCCAGCAGCAGACGCAAGCGCACTCAGTGCCATGGTGGCCAAGTTCCTCGGGGACCACGGCCGACCGCCCCAGGTCTGTGAAGTCGGCTCCTGGGCCGGCAGAAGCGCTATCATCCTCGCCAAGGCCGGCGCCACGGTGACTTGCGTCGATACATGGGAAGGCTCAAGGGACGGCGGGACGGACAAGTACGACCGATCCAGAGGAACACCGCTTGAGGTGTTCAAGCGGAATACGGCTGGCTATCCAATCACGGCCCATGTCGGCCGCTCGCCCCTGGCCGCTAGGGACTTCGATGATCATTCCTTCGACATCGTCTACATCGACGCCGAGCATGACTACGACTCCGTGATGGCCGACATCAAGGCGTGGATGCCCAAGGCCAAGCACACAATCGCCGGGCATGACTACCACGTATTTGAAGGTGTTCGGAAGGCGGTCAAGGACTCCGGCCTAACGCCGCATGTCGATGGCAATGTGTGGAAGGCGACCGTTGGCTGACAAGGTTTGCATCGGGTGTGGGCTGTCATGGCCAGCGACAACGACTTACTACCATAAGTCGAAGGACGGCTTTCACGCCCGATGCAGAAAGTGCCGTAACGCCAAGCTCAAGGGGGACCGGAAGAAGAAGTCCAACAGCAAGCTGGATGAGATTGAGAAGGGTGCGGTGAAGCTGTTTGTCGCCTCGGCCCGTCTTGGCGGCGCAAACATCCCGCACTCGTCCGAGTTACTGGAAGTGCTGATGGAGTACTTCGGCGGCGTGCGGGGCTTTGCGAATGCGTACATGAAGCAGTACTTCGATGCCCCGGTCGGCGGAGCGTTCCGCACCAAGATGCTGGATTCGATGGTTCGTCTGGTGACCAACAACACGGCCATGGGCGGGGCCAAGAAGCCGCTGGACCTGATGAGTGAAGAGGAACTGGAAGCCGAGCTGCGCCGCCAAGTGATGGAGGCGGCAATGCAAATCAAGAAAGTAGAGGTAGTGGATGCAGTGCGAAACCTGCCGTCACTGGCACAGGGAGAGTCCGATGCAGTGGGGGGAGTGCAAGAGGTTCCCGCCGACATGGTTGAGAAACGAGGAGGGGCGATTCCCAAGGACGTTATCGAACAACAGTTGCGGGGAATGGAATGAGAAAGCACCCCCGCAAGATCGACCCGCCCCCAAAGCCTGACACCCCGGGCGGGATCACCCAGCACCAGTTCGGCCAACTCAAAGACCTACAGACCGAGCTTTCCTCAAGGCGACTAGAAGCCCTAAAGCTCTACGAACCCATGCCTCACCAGGAGGAGTTCCACAAGTGCATGGTCAGCGAGAGAATTGTCCTCGGCGGCAACCGTGGCGGGAAAACCCTTGCAGTCGCTGTGGAAGCAGCCCGCGCCGCCACGGGTCGGGATCCGTATGGGAAGTACCCGGCGGAGGGTGGGAACCTGGCAATAGTTGGTCGGAACTGGCCGCACATTGGCCTGGTCATCTATCCGATTCTCCTGAAGGCTGGGGCGTTTCGGATCATCAAGGACGAGAAGACTGGGGCATGGCGTTCGATCCGCCCGGGTGACGACAAGAGCAAGAGCAAGCCCGCCCCTCCGCTGATACCGCCGCGGATGATCAAGGACACCTCTTGGGTCTTGAAGAATGCCGGGTATCTGAACAAGCTGGAACTTGTTAACGGATGGACGATCTGGTGCTTCTCCTCGGAGGGCCAGCCCCCCCAAGGGTACCAGGCCGATCTTATTTGGCTAGACGAAGACTTAAATAATGAATCTTGGGTGGGCGAGTGCCAGGCCCGACTGGCCGACCGCAAGGGGCGCTTCGTTTGGTCGGCTATGCCACATAGTAAAAATGATGCATTGATCGGCTTGTGCGAACGAGCGGACAAGGCAGTAGAGGAGGACATCAAAAGCCCGCTGATCAAGAAGTTCACCTTTCGCTTCCTGGACAACGACTTCATCGACCGCGAGGAGAAGCAGAAGAACATTGAGCGGTGGAGTGCTCTTGGGCAGGAAGAACTCAAGATGCGTGCCGAAGGCGAGTTCACCACCGAATCCACGCTCATGTACCCGACGTTTAACTTGTCAGTCCACACATATCCCAGAAGCGAATTGCCAGGCGGTCAGGTTCCTCCCGATTGGACGCGGTACGTGGCGATTGACCCTGGCCATGCGGTGATGGCTACGCTCTTCGCCGCCGTGCCGCCCAACGAAAAGCTGCTCTTGATCTATGACGAACTCTATATCCGGAATTGCAATGCGCTTATCTGGGGAGAGCAGTTCGCTCAAAAGGCCCAGAACCAGAGCATCTACTGTGCGATCATGGACATGCACGGCGGCACGCTCAGGGACTTGGGCTCGGGCCGATTGCCGCATGAGCTGTACACCGAAGAGCTGAGAAAGCGGAAGGTCAAGTTTCAGATCGGCGGCTCGTCGTTTATCCCCGGCTCAGACGATATCGCGGCCCGGACAGCACTCGTCAGGCAGATGATGCACATCCAGGGGGACGGGACGACCAGGCTCAAGATTCTTGAAGGGTCTTGCCCCAATCTCATCAGAGAACTCAAGCGATACCGCAAGAAAACAACCACCGTCAACGGGATGACGTTCGTCACCGACGCCCCGCAAACCCGTGGTGAAGTGCATGCCGCGCAGACGCTTGAGTACCTCTGCGCATACGAACCAAAGTACCACCCACCCCCTAAGACCTACGGCCCGGATCCGTGGTGGGTGAAGTGGCAGGTGGCGCGAAAGCGCCGCCAGCAGGAGTCCGAAGACCCCTGCGTAATCCTTGGGCCAACAGGGAAAGTGTCATGAGCTACGAAATGCCCAAGGCTGATCTTGGGGACATTGTGTTGTTTTACGCCCATGAGGGTGCCACTCCGGTCCCGGCGATTGTGTCTGTCACCGCCTCCCGGACGCTGACGCTCTGGGCCATTGCCGGGGAATTGGGTGGGGTAGTGAAGCCCTCGGTCCACCACCTGACCGATCCTGGGGTCAACGAGTTCCCGGACTGGAAGCGTTATGGCTATTGGGAACACAAGCCCAAGGATCCGTCCATGTCCATCCTGAGCGAGAAAGTCAGCCTCTTGGAGAAGAAAGTCTCCGCGGTGGCCCCCAAAAAGGCTTGATCGGGCAATAGTCAGTAGGAGATCCAGATGGACGATATGCCCCTGCGGCCAATTGTGAAGGGCTGGCTTGAGAAGATCAAGCTGGCCGAGAAGTACAAGAAGCCGTTCAGTGAGGACGCCGCGGAAGCGATGGGGTTCTTCGCTGGGGATCCAGACTTCATGTGGAAGGACTCCTATGCCCGTGGCGAGCGGGGTTATGTGAAGGGCCTTGATCCCCCGCCCTTCCGGATGATGGTCAACCGTGTCTGGGAGGCCGTCCGTTTGTTCACGGCGGTCATCCATCACAGGAATCCCACCAGGACTGTGACGCCCAAGGAATATCCCGTCTTGGGCCCACAGCTCCTGGGAATCTTCCCGCAGCCTCCAGTCCCGCAGATGGGCCCGGACGGCCAGCCTGTCATGGGCCCGGACGGCCAGCCGGTGATGATGCCAGACCCCGGGATGATGCAGTACCAGCAGATGCTCCAGCAGCAGCAGATGATGCAGGATTCCCGCGGCGTCACTGCCAGGCTGCTAGAGGATTATTTGAACTACACCCCCAACGAGCTGAACCTCAAGCAGCACTCCCGCAAGGTGGTGGAGGAAGCCTTTATCAAAGGCGCAGGCGTGTGGTGGCATGAACTCTACACTCCGGCCGGAAGCCAGACGAAGCTCGCTGGATCCTTCTACGACACCATCGATAACTTGGTGTGGGATCCGGACGCCGACGAGTACGAGGACATCCGCTGGGCTGCTAGGCGTAGGTGCCAGCCACTGGACGAGGTTGCCGGGAAGTTTGGCCTGTCCCGTGAGGACTTGAAGGGCCACGTTGAGTCCTACTCACAGCAGGGCAACGCTTCTGAACGCGGCTACGAGCAAAAGAAAAAGACCGGCAAGACCAATGACCTGATCGTCTACTGGGAGATTTATTCCAAGACTGGCTTCGGTGATCGGCTCAAGGATGCCCCCCAGGATCTGCGAGGCAAGTTCGATTCCCTCGGGCCGAATTGCTATCTGGTCATTGCGGAGGGAGTTGATTTCCCGCTCAACATCCC